CCTCTTTGTGCAAGAGGTAAGGCATCAGCAAAGGCAAAATATGACGTGTATCCCTCTGCATATTCGAACGGACATGCTGTCCAAGTTTGTAAAGGAAAAATAAAAGGTCTTGATGGTAAAAGACATTGTTCAGGAGCTTACTGTTAAAAATTTTTTAAAAATATTTTTTTATTCAAATAATTGTTCTATATTTGTAGATACATAAACTTTATACAAATATGAAAAACAAAATAAAAAGATTCTTAAGTAGATTAAAAATTAAATTTTATATTTGGTCAAAAAAATCTTCAAGTATTGTACCAACTTATCAAGATGAAACCCAATCATATGAAAAGACTTGTTTTAAGATATGTCTTAAAATAATTCAACATAAAAATACGGAATTTATGATAGCTCCAATGTCTGATAAACGTTATCTTAAAAATGACGATATGAAAATTTTTATAACAATGACAGATCGTAGAGTTGAAATCACTAATCACGTTTATAATTATAATGTTAAATTACATGAAAGGGATTGGGAAAGATTAACATATATTTTTGATCTTGAAGCAGATAAGAGAAGACTTAATTATGAGGTTGACGTTAATTCACAGATTACTAACTCTCTACATAATATCTTAGATAGAGTTTCTAATTTCGATTAAAATATTATTAACTAAAGAATCTATAGACTCTTTTTTAGTCTTGTATGATGTCATAATAGGTTTTTGTCCTTTTCCTGTCTGAGTGTCTTTTTTTTCTGCGGTTCTTTTTTGTTGACACGCAGATCTTTTTTGTGAATCACTCATTTTACCAGCAACTCCAGCCGCCCTACATTTAGGGTAAGATCCTTTAGAAGTATCCTGTCGTCCACATGGAGGATGTTTACCGTCAACTTTACTACAAATGTTAACCCAAGGTCCTTTTGGTTGAGAAGACCCTTTAGGTTTCTTCTTTTTACCAAACCAAACGGCAAGATCTTCATTTATTGTATGAGCATCATATACTTCATATTCATAAGAATTGTTTTTATTTTTGTCCCACATACCAACAACACGTTTAATATTATTTTTAAGTGTTTTTTGTTTGCTAAGGTGATTTACATCGTGATCTAATTCATATGTAAACGGGGCTAAATGGTGAGTTTTCCACTTCCTTAACCCAATTTCAATTGGTCCACTATACTGACCCGCAGTAATTGTGGTATCTGACTCCTTTATTGGAACAATTTTTTTACCTCTTCTTAGGGTTTGATTTATAGTATTACCATTATCACTCTCTGATAACACTTCTTTAATAATTTTATTTACAATGTATTTTATCTTCATTATTATATAAATATCACACTTAATAATTATGGAACAAGAAAATAAAAACTTTGGGGTACTTTTTGATAATATAACTCTTTTGTCTGAAGAACACTTAGAAGTAATGTTATCTACAATGGATAAAGAATATGCATTATACTACTTAATTGAGTCGGTAAAATCATCCTATAATAGAGGATCTTTCTCTATTGGAGAAACGGAAGTATTATCTAAGGCAATTAGAATACTATCTAGAAACAATTCTCCCGAAGAATAATTTTTATTTGTCTGTTAATTATTAATTTAATCGGTAGAATATAATGGTTATATAAATTATCATATAACAAAAAAGGAGATAATCTCTTATCTCCTTTTCTCTTATTCATTTTAATTGATTATCTCAATTCTCTTAAGTCAAATGTTCTAACTCCATCAACTGTGACTCTTGCGTAGAAACGGTTGTTAACCATTTTCTTAGCGTATCTTGTCATAATACCTTTTATAGGTGTAAAGTTGAATGGGTTGTACATTGTAGGTGTTAATTGTAGAGGTACGTACGGTGCGTAGATGTAACCTGTGTCTAACAATGATGTTCCTTTGTGTCCAATCAAAATTGTGTTTGGTGGGAAGTAAGGATCACGGTAAACTTGGTAACGTCCTGACAAAGTACCAACTCTCTCAATACCCATGTTATACTGATCTTGCTCAGGAGATGCATTAGATACGTGGAAGTATTCTAAGTCATCAAAGATTGCAGAAACTTCAGAAGAAACAACGATCCAGTTAGCTCCACCTCTTAAAGTAGATTTGTGGATTTGTGCTGACAACTGATTGATCGCAGTGATCAAAGTTTGGTTCCAATCTTTTTGAGTATAAGATGTAGTTAATTGTAGTCTTCTCCATCCGTTGTAATCCCAACGTAGGTTCCAAGCCGCTCCTTTACGTAAGTCACGTAAAATTTCACGGTCGATCTCAGCCGCAACTTGTTCTGACAACAATGCCGTCAATTCAGCCTCAGCGTCGATGTTATGGAATGCAGCAACGTCTTGTGCTAATTCAGGAGACCATTGTGCTCTTAGTTTTCTTTCTGTAACTGATACAGTTACTGACTCAAGGTCAAAAGAAACTTCACCAATTTGATCTTCAAATTCTAAACTTTTATATCTTTTATAAACTGCTACGAATGGAGATTGTCCTAAAATGGCAGTATTACCCGTTAATCCACCAATTGTAGTTCCTGTGTAACCATCTAATGTAGTCTCTGAACAATCAACACATGCTGGACAAGAAAGGTCAACTTCTAAATAGATACAACCCTCTTGACTACAAATGTCATTGTAAGAACCACCGTTACCGTTAGTTGGGTAAGTAGTTTGGAATGATGATGATGTAGGTTGTACAATACCTTTACCATAAATTTGAGTAACAACTCTAAATAATAATGGTGCGGATAAATTTGTAGATCCAATTTCATCTAAATTAGGACAACCTGTAGATCCTGTTAACACATTTAAGTTTGCAACAATTTTAAGATCTGAAAGGAAAGTTTCAGTATCGATTTCGTTACCATCAGGTCCGATTAATTTACCAACACCTGCGTTATTAAATCCACAAAGTTTAACAATCATTTTTCTTGTATTTACACCATTAAACTGAGTACTTGCCGAAACTAAGTTTGAACCTGACCATACCATAGCAATAGCCGGTTGAGTTACCGCAGTCCATTGACCTTTCGAGTAATCGAACAATCCTGGAGGATCTAATCCTGCCTCATTACCTTCATAAAATAAATCATAAAGATTTTTAGTGTATGGTGTTCCTGGTCCACCTGGATATCCTTGGTTAGGATTATTAGTTCCGTCATCAATTGCTTGTGGAGAACCAATTGGAGAGTAGTGTTGTCCTCCTGGATTGGTAGCTCCAGCTTCTGTGTTATATCCTTGTATACGAGGTACAAAGAAGAACAATTTACCGATTGGTAAGTTCATTGCTTGTACTGATACGATATCATTCGCTAACAATTTAGAGAAAACTCTTCTTACGATAGGGAAAACAACAGTTTCGAACGCTCCGTTAGAAGATTCAGAAGTTGATTCGTTAATCAAGAAAGAAGCTTGGTTTTCATATAACTGTGCTACGTTTTCTTTTAGGTGACCTTTAAGGCCTTCAAGGAATCCTAATCTATCCCATTTGTTAATTGTATCTTCTTTGATAACTTTAAGGTGTTTTAACCCAATGTTACCAACAAGACCTGATTCTAGTAATGCTCCCATTTTTATTTGTTTTTTTTGTTTTATTTTTTATTTATGTATATTATAAATATACGTTTGTTTTAAAAAGTTTATTTTATTTTATTTTACCCATTAAGTCTTTCATTCTTAAAAATTGTGGATTTTCATATGTTTTTGATTCAATTAAATTAACCGAAGATCCCGTAGACGGAGATTTTGTTACAGTTCTATTAAATGATTCGTTAATATTATTATCAGATAAATTATTGTTAGATAATTCACTTTTAAGAATTTGATAAAGATTTTTGGATTCTTTTAAAGATTCAACATTATCGAATCTTCTCAAAATATTTATTTTTTCTGGTTTAGTTGTTGAATGTTCTGTGAACAATCTTGTTGCGTATGCCAAGTTAGAATTGAATACCGCCACCTCATTTAATTTTGTTCTAAACAAATCAAGAGCTTTTCTGTATTCGTCGTTCTTTTCTCTTAGTACTTCAACTTCTTCCTTCAATTGACTTGGTGACGCCATTAAGTTTCTTTTTACCTTTCTGTTGTTTGCCAATGTTCTTGAAGCCTCTTTAGTTTCAATTTTTTTACCTTTAGTAATTTTGTTTACAATTTTCATTACAATTTCTGAATTCGGGTCTTCGTTATCATAATCAAAATTAGCTTTACCTGATTTTCCATAACGTTTAGAACCTTCTTTCATTTTTGTATTAAACCCACCTTCTTGGTTTGGTTTTTTACTATATTTAAATTTTGATGCATTTCCTGTTTTTTGTTTAGATTCCATCATCGACATTTGACTTCTTGTTTTTAGACTATTCCAATTTACTGAGTCTTCACCAAGATCTTCATAAGACATATCTTCATCCATATACGTTTCACCAAGGTCTTCATAAGACATATCTTCATCCATATACGTTTCACCAAGATCTTCATAA